GATTTATGGTGCTGTGAAGACGTGATCCCGTAATCGGGTCGAGGGTGGAAGTTCACAATTATGGATATATAGGTGCAGCACTCAGAGGGTGAGGGGGTCTCAGACATGGTGCGCCTCGTGAACGGATCGAATGTTCTGCCGACGGTCTTCCGCTCCTCGTACCGCATTACGGAGGAGGACGATTTCATGATCCACGACGAGAAGGCCTTTGACTACTTGGACCACTACCTCACCCTGGGAGCATACGGCCGCGACGAGTCGATCGAAGTTTCCGAGTACAAGGTTGCCGTGAACCCGGGCGACGAGTTTCGTGTGGAGACGCGGCACGATGGATTGTACGACGACGTGGTGTGCACCTCGTCCTTTGCGACGACGTGGCAAGGACGCGGCGGGACTTACGGCGTCAATCGCAACGGGCGTCACTGCAACCTGAGGTTCATGGACGACCCCCGCTCGAACAAGCTGATCGTGGTGTGCGTCCCCCTCAAGAGTCCGGTGCTCACACGCGGCATCGGAGTCGGCAAGCGCGTTGGCTACACGACGACGGTTGGACCCAAACCCCGCGACTTTGGCAAGCCGATCCGCATCTACGTCTTTCACATGTCGAACATGGTGCGCATGCTCAACGTGTACCTCGAGGAGATGGGCATCACGCCGGAGCAGGCCATCGCGATCCTCACAGCGGAGACTCGGGCACGACGCCGTTCGCCTCCGTCAGCGATCGATGCATCATCTCTCCCGGATACAGATAGTCCCTGATCTGATCGCTAACCACCACGGCCCGCGGATCCGGGAGCATCGTCTGGATCGCCGACTGTATTGAATCCAAGTCCTGCTCCAGCTTGCCTGCTTGCCGGCTGTAGAGCGTAACTCCATCCTTTAAGTAAACCCTCAACTTGGCAAGTCTGTCCTTTAGCTTGTTCTTAACCATGAGTGGGGCGTAGCGGATGAGGGACTCCACCCCGTCGATGATGGCCTGCTGCAGAGGGGCTTCGGGTCCGTACTGCCCGCGTGCCATGTAGTTGCCCGGCACCATGGCCTGCCGCGTCCTGGGGCTGTAACGGGGGCGAAACGGGCTGTGGGTCGGTGTGTTAATGCCCCCCATGGAGTGGCCTGAGCCGAAACGTCTGTCTACGCCGTGCATGCTTGAAGTCAACATAAAATTATGTTGAGGTACCACCAATGTCTTCCATTCACGTCGCCTCGGCAGCCAATGAGATAGCCCAAGCCCTGCCCTCCACGGCCACGGTCACCGTCTCCAAGCACGGAATCCAGGCCGTCGAGACCCTCGAGCTCGATGCCCAAACTGCTTCCGACTCTCTGATCAACTTCACCCGTACCTTCAGCGGTCTTGAAGTTCTCACCAACCCATACCTGCGCTACCGCCTCAAGACAACCGCCAACTTCCCGAGCGGTACATCGTACGTAAAAAGTCCAGAGACCCTGCGCGAATGGAAGAAGCACCTCCGCCCCACCAGCAACCCCATCGCCAACGCCGCGGGGTCCATCAACCTGACCATCAACAACGCCTCTCTCTCCATCAACCCGAAAGACCACCACCGCCTCATCTCCACCGCATACCCCGACGAGCCCGACGTCTCGAACCAACGCGCCCACTACGGTTTGAACCAGCTGGACCAATACGCCGACCCCTACGACCGCACGTTCCAAATCGACTCGGGGCACGACGACATTGAGAAGCAGCACAACGCCAATGCCCTGCGCGAGACCTATCCGTCAAAGGCCTACTGCCAAATTCATTACAGTAGCAGCAACGGGGCACTGACACGCTACCAGCAAATTAAGGAAACCGATTTTGAGATTGCAATTTTTGCTAATGTTCCTCAATCACACACTACAACTCCACTTTTAGACGTTTACGATGTCAATGGAAATGAGATTGGTAAGGTCAGGATTGCTAGCAACGCTGATGGGACGAAAGGTATACAGATTGTCCCATTGCTGTTTTCAGCGACTACAGATCCGACAGCAATTACTGCGGCTGACCTTCAACACATCATTGCATCCAAAGAGAACATCGCTCAGATTTCAGGATTCATCTCTACTCCCGGTATTCCAATCCACGCCGTGCCCATTCACATGCCAAGCATGAAATTGGATGCCAATGTCTTAAAGCGCAACTCTGATGATGCAGAAGAAGCTCCGGTGTTGCAAAACTGGATCTTTACACACGATATCTACCAGCCGTTGGCCCATCCATACTTCCGGGACAACAAGATGCGCGACAACACCCTCGTCAACGTTCGATACTTCGACTGTGACATCAACATCACTTCCATCAACGCGTGTTTGGAGGCTGGGTTGCTCGGTGAACTCGAGAACAACTCAAATGCAGCTGTCACTTATACGACGGAATTGATGAAAGCTGACGACACTGCCTTGAACGCTGCTTCCCCAGTGTACACGGGTGTGACTCCACAACTCATCTTTGATCTGGTGACGCCGTCCGTCCCCCTGCCCACCATTTCCGACAAGGTCATCCAAACCTTCCACGCCATCCAGTCAGAGGGTGTGTCGGCCGACTCGCAAATCATCAAAGTCAACTCGGGCAACATCCAACTGTCCCAGGTGCCTGACAAGATCTACGTCTTCATCCGCTCCAGCAAGGATGCCACCGTGACCCGCCCCGCATGGGTGCCGACGCGCCTCGCCACAGTCACCGGACTTCGCGTGCGCACGCCCCAAAACTCCGCCTTCCTCATCAACATGGATCAGGAGTCCCTCTACCAGATGTCGTGCCGCAACGGGTCCAAGCAGTCCCGCTCCTCCTTCATGTCCTCGCTCGGCTCCATCGTCTGCATCGACCCGGAGAAGGATCTGGGCGGCTACACCAACGGCGTCCTCGTCCCCTTCACCTTTGAAGTCGTCGTCGATGCCGTCGAACCCCTCAGCGATTTGGGTCCCTCGGCCGGTGGCTCCATCGTGGGTGGCAGCGACTTGAAGCGGGAGTTGGGTCGAGTGCATCCGACGACGGCATACGGCAACGGAGAGACCTGGACCATGTACGTCGTCTGCGAGCTGCAGGGGCACCTCTACCTGATGGCCGACGGCACGGGCAAGCAGACCAAGTCCAACCTGACCGTGACCGAAGTCGCCGACGCCGTGGCCGACGGGCTGCACCACCCCTCCACGTTTCCGGGCGGGCGGGTCGGCAAGATGGACGCGGGTCTCTTGGGCGAGATCGGCAAGGCCTCGGGAGTCGACGATTCGGCGGTTCGGGACGCCCTTCGTGCATAAAATGTTTCCATTCATCCATGCTTTTATCCAACTTGCCCTTCGTCACCCACCAGTCCCCTCTGGGGGATGCCACCCGCCCCTCCACCATGTCCCTCTCCCAGTGGATGATGTCCCCTGTCGACTTCCAAGACGCCGTGGTGTGGAAAGAGGACAAGCAGCCCGAGATCGACTTCATGTACGGGCCCAACTCCAAGTCCCGCCGCTACAAGATGTTCAACCGCGGTATCCAGGCCATCTTCAATTTGCCAACCCTCCTCTCCGTAGAGCCCACCGCCACCATAGCCCAGCAGGTCGCTCGCGGTCTGTACCCTCCCGTCCTCGAAGACATGGACGCCCAGGCCAGGACCGAGACCCTGCAGCGCCTCGCCTTTTTGAACGAAAGGATGATACCCGAGGACGCACCGCGACCCATCAGCACAGACTACTTCAGACCGCCGCTTTATGTCGGAAACACCACCCAATTCGCACCACCTCGGGCGATGGGGCTTATCATGACGCCAGCACAAAAGCGGGTGCAGAGCGAACTGCCCAGCCGGATCCTGGAGACAGCAAAGTAGTAAAATATGTTAGGGCATGCGTAAAATGGTGCGTCCTGTCCTCTTCCCCGACGATTTGCTCATCGATGACGCTGAATGGATCGACACCGAAAGCGAGTGGTCTGAAGATGATGGAGAGTACGAGTCAGACTTTATTTGCGATGATTCGGAGGAGAGCGACTACGAACCCGAGGATTGGGAGGTCCAGCCCGTCGTTCTGAACATCACTGTTCAACGTTGACCAAATCGACGTCCATCGTGGCCACCGCTTTGCCTTGCAATTTGTTACGCAGGGGCAGCCGTTCGTCTTCGAGCGTGAGGGGGTTGTGTAGCGTAATAAAACCCGTTTGATCCAACGCGTTTGATCCCATGTCGATTGAACTCTGCCCGTCGATGAGCATGTTTTCGGGGTAGGCGGACGTGCCGCTCGACTGGCGGAAGTGCACAATGTCCGAAGTCGCCCGCGCTGTCTTGCCCCGCTTCACCTTGACCCGCCCCACCTCGTCCCCTTTCTGGATAGAAACGTCGTACACATCGTTGAAGATGGGGTACAGCAACGAGCGTTGGGTCTCTACCAATTTCTGCAGATCCCTGTGCACTATTTCAAACCCATAGCTTTCCTGGGGATTGAGTTGCCCTTGCGTTCTTACGCTTGAGGCAATGATTTTGTTCGGATTGAGTTGCAACCTGTATTTCATCGTCTCGTTAAATACCAGTTTGTAGTCACGCTTTTGATCCAACCGCAAGTCGACCAGCGGGCCGGTAGGTGACATGATTTTCTGCAGCTGAGCGATTTCGGGTAAGTAGGAAGTTCTGAGAAAATTTCCAACGTTCAATTGGTAGTGCTCAACGACAAAGACCGAACCATCGTAATAATTTGTTGGGGCAGAGTCACCAGGTTTTCTTCTCCCCGACTTTCGCGCTGCAACGGCCTGATATATGTCCATTCGATTTTCGGCATTGCCATACGTCTGGGCGTCCGATCTAAAAAATTGCGACCTTCTGACTTCTTTCGTCTTGTGGTAATTGCTTGCAATTTGTTCGGAATGAGAGGTTGCAGTGGTTTCTTGAATTTTTTCAAACACGTCGTAAGGTGAGATCCGGTAAAACTTGTCAGCTTCAGTCGAAAATGTTCCCAGGTTGACGGTAAAATAGACAGCGTCGTTATTGTCGTAGGGGTAAAAATCCAAAATAATTTCCGCTTCCTGCTCCACTCTCGAGTAAAAGTAGAACTCAAATGCGTAGTTGAATTTGTTGAACGATAATCTACCGCTTGGGTAGATATTGGCTACGACTTCAGAGGGTATTTCTCGCATTACGATGCCAAAGGCGTTTGAAGGATTGTACCGGTTCATGATGGTGCATCTCATCGCGCTGTTGATGTTTTCCAAGGCCTCTTCGTCCGACGCCCACTTTGCAGGACGAATTTTGGTGTGGGCTGGATATGGATAGGTGGACGAGCCACTGCTATGCTCCAGGGTCCAAACAACAGAGTTAACCGGGCTTCCACTCGTGGAACGCTTCCAGTAAAACTTGCTTCCATCCGCCGTGTTTTTCAAGAAGTCTATGTTGTCCAACGTGTTGTTGAGCACGTCGTCGTCCCAAGTTCCCCCGCTGTAGTTTGGATCCATGATTTCGTAATCGATTGACTCTCGCGCTTGCGCCGACACCCACATCTCCGCCGACGAGTTGCGAAACTGCTGGGGAACTACGATGGACTTGACGTTGGCCACGCATTGCCCCTGCTGGAGGGCCCGCGTGTGCACCTCGCCCTTGAACTCCACCCTCTCATCCTCCCCGGCATTGGCAACGCTGCTGACGTGGACCCGCTTCATCGCACCGATCCAAACATTTTTTACACGTACAATTGCACCTTCAGGTCGGCGTTCGAACCCATCATGTCCCGATACTCCCGACGCGTCAGGGCCTTGAATTTTAGCCGGTTGACGCAGTGCCGCCCGCACGTGTTGATCTGCTGCTCGCCGCCCCCGTAGTAAGTGTCCCCTTGGTAGGCGTGCTCGTCGCTCACGTACCCAGGCCTCGAGCCACCGTAGGGGTCGAAGAAATTGAGGCCCTCCCGGTTCTTAAAGACGCAGACAAAATGGCCGATCGGGTCGCCGGGCAGCAGGAAGACCGTCTCCTTGTCCCCACCCACTTCACCGTAGACCACCCTCGCCCTCACCCCGTTCTTCGCGAGCAGGCCCCGCACGTGTTTCATCGAAATGGGCTGGTCCATTTTACCATCAAGCAATATATTGGGTGAACAGCATGTACACCGAACCCGGACCCGGACGCATCCAGGTCGCCCTGTGGAGGCCTGCGCAAGGGAAGCCCGTCCCCGTCTACGTCGATGAGAACCCAGTCACCGAGGACAAGACCATGGTGTTCAACGAGCCGGGGGAGATGGAGTACGTGCCCGTCCGCCGCAAGAACCAGCGCTGCTGCTACTACGTCTCCGGCAACTCGGGGTCGGGCAAGTCCACCTGGATTTCCCGCTGCCTGAAACGCCTCATCCGCATGTCGCCCGACAAGGAGACCTGGCTCTTCTCGTCCATCGAGGACTACGACCCCGTCTACAAGGAGGGCGACAAGGAATTGCTCAAGAAGGTGGACTACGACTTGGTGCCCCTATCCTCCCTGCGCCCCACCGACCTGATCACCAAGGAGAACGGCAAGTCGAAGGGGTGCATCGCCGTCTTTGACGACTACGACGGGAACGAGACCGGCAAGACCTTGCAGCCCCTCTTGGTCCAGTGCCTGCGCGAGGGCAGGAAGTTGGGGCAGGACATCTTCATGGTCTCGCACAACGCCCGCGACTTTTTGAGGACGAGGGACGCCATCTGCCAGGCCACCACCTTCGTCACCTTTCCCGCCCAGAACCGCATCGCCATGCTCAACTTGGCCAGGGCCTACTGGGACATGGACAGGGATCAAATCAGGAGACACATGGAAGACTTGCCGGTCAGATCACCGTTTTACTTTCTCGCTCACAACAGATACCCAAAAACCATCGTCACTTCAGACCGAGTCATATCTCTTCGCTAAAAATCTCTCGTCGGTACCTCCATCGAGGGTAACTCTGGCGCAGAGGGTGTGGGCACGTCTGGCACGTCAATGTCTCTGCCAGGCATGTCTTCTTTAGGTTTTGGAATGCTTGCTTCCGTTTTAACCTGGTCGAGAAGTTGTTGGCGCTCCTGAACGTTTTGCTCGGCCAAGTTAAATGCACCTTGTTGCATCAGTTCGTTGAATTTCCGTGCAAGTGCCTTTTCCAAGTCAAGCGATTCTTGGATATTCGCCATCGTTTCCCGTCCCAGCTGAATCGTCTCGCGCCCGATTTTCTTCCCGCTTTCGATCACCTCCCGTCCGCGCCGTCCAACAGCGTCAGCGACTTGATCGGTCGTCGGTGCCTTGCCGTACGCATCGATCACTTCGTCCTGCAACTTGGCGGCCGCCGCGTCCACCACTTTGCTCAACATGGCCTCGGCTTCAGGGCCCAAGCCCAGTTTTTCAGCCGCCTTGGCCGTAACTTTCCTTTTCGTCTCCTCGTTGTCAAGTTCTGACACCACCTTGCTCACCCCCGTGGCAACCATCGACGCACCGACCGCCTTCGCAACGGCCCCCGTCGCCGTTCCAGCCGCCGAAGCCGCTTGTGCACAGAACGGTTGCATTCCCGGAACTGCACACGCCCCCAAAGCAGCCGCTCCGGTCAGGGCCGCGGTCGTCTTCGGATTCTTTTTAATAAACTTCTTAATGGCGCTCATAGGTCCTCCACCACGCAACTGCCCATGCCCATTCTCGCCTAGCAGCCGCCGTTTGCCGTGGGGGCCCAACAGCCGCCGTTGCCCATTTTCACCCAGCAAACGCCGGGTCCGTTGCACCTTGTGAACGCGCAACATGCTAGGAGTAAAATATTTTTTGCGGACATGTGGGCAACCCAAGCAGACAAGGACCTGGCTAGGGCGTTGATCCAGGGGCTGGAGAAGAGGGAGAGGACCGAGAAGATCGATTTAATGATACGGGCCCTCCGCTGGTACACGTGGCAATAATTATGTTGCTTTCGAATAAATGAAATGCAAATGTCACGGCAGAAAGCGCAGGCGCCTCGGAGGTAAGGCGCGCATCAAGCCCCTTCGTAGGCCCGTTCGCAGAGTCAAGGTCCTATGATCGGACTTGCTCGATACGCTCGTAGCGGCGTCCGGGCCTAGCGCCGTAGTACTCACCCGCCAGCTTCTGCTCGAACTGGGGATCGTCGACCGAGGGCACCACCGCGTAGCCCACGTTCGGGTCGAAGCGCGGGTCCCAGGGCTGCGAGGCGTAACGGTTGATGGGCAGGGATCGGGCCAGGACCTGGTGCACGTTGGTCCGCCAGTCGTCGGTCAGGCCGATGTAGCGCGCCATGTAGTCTTCGGACTCGCTGTCGGCGGCCAGGATTGCGAACGTCAGCAACTTGGAGGGGGCCTTGAATTCAAACCCGATCTGCTCGGGCGTATAAATTCCATAGTAATTCCACACCTTGTTCCACCACTGCAGCCACTTGATCGGGTCCGTGCTCCACTCCCCAGGCCACAGCGCCTTCTTGTAGTTCGTGACGAGGCGAGGGCCGATCCCCGCAGCCCCAAAGTAGGTCGGTTGGATCGGCGGGCCCGTCTGCTGGACCCCGGGGGCTGGGGCGTACGGGGTGTTGTTCTGGATGAGATCCATATCCTACAACCAATATTTTCACAGCATTGCGAGCAACTTTGCGTCCAGACGTTGCGCGAGGATTCTATCAGGATCTCCTCCAGGAACATAGATCATGTTGCGGATGATTTCGTCTACTATTTTTTCCAAATTATCGATTAACTCATTGAAGGTTCCTGAGTATTGATCGGCATAGGTAAGTACTGTTTGAGTCACGGGTATCCCAGTTCGATTTAGTGTACTGATCAGCTGTCCTCTCTGCGCTGCTTGGACTTCTCCGCGGTTAACATCTATACCCCCGTACCGCCTCTCCCTGTCCGGCGTCTTCATCATCGAGTAGACGTCGTCCAAGTCCTTGACTGCGCGACACCCCCTCTGCACCGCGTTGAACTGCTCCCTCAGTATTTGGTACTTGTTCGCCGCCTTCAACCGACGGGAGTAGGCCGGTCCCCTGACCTCCTTCTTCATCTTGCTGATGATGCCCCGCACCTCCTTGACCGTCAGCCCCTCTTCCTCGGCCTCGCCCTCCAGCACCTTGCCCGGCGTCATCATGGGACTCATCACCGCTGGACCCGGGCTGTCCCCCACGTTGCTGTAGACAGGCGTCGTTGGGCTGCCCAAGTCAAAGGGGACTGGGGAGAGCGGGGAGGAGCGGGGTGCGCTGCGTATCGACGAAGAGGAACGGGGTGGCGAGAACATGGTGCCCGTAGACCCCGTGGGAGGCGTGCGTGGAACCCTTCTGGCCGCTCGCAGGGGGCTCGGTCGCTTGGCAGCCTTCTTCTGCGACCGCCCCGTAAAGATCTCCTCGGTCCGAGGCGAGACGGGTGAGCGAGGCATGTTTGAAACCAACATTTAATCAGAAAAATCTGCGAGCAGCTGTCCGCGCGACATGGTCATGTCGTAGGCATCCTTCTGCGAATGGCCAAATATCATGAGGGCATGGACTTCCTCGGCAATGTCGTAAGCTTTGTTAAATGAGAAGCCCTTCTTTATGGCGTCGACCATCACCTTGATGTGCTTCCGCGCCTGCTCCTCCGACATCTCATTGCGAAAATCCCTCCAGATCTCCTCAAAGTCCTCTCTAAGATTCTCGGCAATGTCGTGAGCTTCGTTAAATGAGAAGCCCTTCCTCAACGCGTTGGCCATCACCTCGATGTGGTTCCGCGCCACTTCCCGCTTCTTCTCATCCGACAGGTTCGAGTTGCGCCTCAAGATCTGCTTGTAGTGCTTTCTCAGCTTGTCAGCCATGATAGCATAAAATATATTGTCATGTCACTAATGTCTTCGGTCCACGTCGCAGCCGCCGCCAATGAGGTGGCAGGAGTCCTGCCCTCCACGGCCACGGTCTCCGTCTCCAAGCACGGGATCCAGGCCGTCGAGACCCTCAACCTGAAGGCGCAGACCGTGTCGCAGTCGCAGGTGCGATGGAGCCGCTCGTTCGACGGTAGGGAGGTGATCACAAACCCCTACGTCAAGTTCAGGGCCACCGCGGAGATGTCGAACAGCAATCTAAATGTTGAAACCGCCTTTCCCTGGATGGTGCGCGACGCCGTGCGACCGACTTGCGACCCCTTTCTCAACATGTGCGACTCGTTGCGGGTGACGGTCAACAACGCGAGCATGTCGGTTCAAAACGAGCATCGCATTGTCACGTCGACGTTTGCGCCGGACGTCAAAGATCAGCGTGACCACTACGGTTTGAACCAGCTGGACGACTACGCCGAAGGCACAGCTAGGACATACTATTTGAACAGTTACACACGAGGTGAAAAACAGTTCAACGTGAACGCCTTGAGAGAAAACTACCCGGTCAAGTTTGAGGCCAGATTCAACGAGACTTTTTACGAGGTGAACGAAGAAGATTACATTTTGGGAGTCAGAATTCAATTTGACACAGCACCTGCCAACGGTGAGAAGTACTCAATCAGATGCGGTGCAAATGCTGGAATAGTTGGGTATTTTTACGCCTACGCCAGTACAGCTTTGCAATATCATGGGGTCGTTTCAAATAGTACCGTTCCAACCGGTGGTGCCACTTGGCAAGGTGTCACTACTCTTGCGGAAGTCATAGATGAACTGCGGGTCTACAATTACGAGGGTAACCCGATCACCGCTTCTTGGAACTTTGTCTATAATCACAAGGACACAACAACGTTTACTTCTGCCTCAACTACTGTTGTGTCATTTGCACGACCGGATCGTTACAGATGGACATACGACATTTACCAACCGTTGAATCATCCATACTTCAGGGACAACGTGATGCGCGACAACACCCTCGTCAACTGCAAATTCTTGGAAGTTGAGGCCTACATCAATCCGTCGCGGGTTGTAGAGGTCAGCAGAATTAATTCCGGGAGGAGTCAGTCGGTGAATGGCGCCTTCGAAATCAAGCTGGACACGGCAGAAAAGCCAACTCTCATCATGGATTTGATCACTCCGTCGGTGCCGATGCCGACGCTTTCAGAAAAACCCGTGTCATCTTATCATCTGGTCACGTCCACCCCGCGCAAGTTGAGCGCGCAAAAGCCCTTGGACGACATGGCCTCGGGCCACATCATGCTAGCTCAAGTTCCCGACAAAATCTACGTCTTCGTGCGCTCCAATAAGGACCTAACGCAAGTGAACAATGGGCTAAAGGTACCGACTCGGCTTGGAGTCATTACCGGAATGCGAATCCAGACGCCGCAAGACGCTGCCATGATGGTCGAGATGGGGCAAGAATCGCTCTACCAGATGTCGAAGCGGAACGGGTCGAAACAGTCGCGGACCCAATTCATGTGCACGGCGGGATCCGTCGTCTGCATCGACCCCGAAAGGGACTTGGGCGGCTTCACCAACGGCGTGCTGGCGCCCTTCGCTTTCGACCTGCGTCTGGACTTCTCCCTCCCAATGCGCAGTGGAGATGAGACCAAGTCGATTATCACCGGCAAGATGATCAAGGATCGTGGTCCCATTAGCTTTTATTATTACGGCGACGAGACGTGGACTATGTACGTCGTCTGCGAGCTGCAAGGTCACCTGTACTTGATGCAGGACGGCTCGGGCAAGCAGACCAAATCGAACCTGACCATGGCCCAAGTGGCCGACGCTGTGGCTCAAGGCCTGCACCACCCCACCACCTTCCCCGGCGATCGAGTTCAGAAGATGGATTCGGGGCTGCTCTCCGAAATCGGGTCCCTCAAAATGGGCGATGCGGCCGACGATGTCCGTGCCCACTTGCGTGCATAAAATGTTGATTTACCACCAATGATTGTTAGCGTCGCCGCCGCCGATGTGGCGTCCATCCAGCCCACCACGGCCGCCATACGCACGACGCAACAGGGGGTGGGGCGGAGGGAGACGGTCGTCCTGCCGGGCAAGGGGTTCAAATGGCACCGCAAGTTCACGGGCCAGCACGTCATGACGCCGCCGCGCATGCACTACAAATTGAAGACTTTCGTCAACCTCAATTCTGACTTGAAGCCCATCTACCTGCAAGACTACATCGAATTCAAAAAGCATATCCGCCCGACGCTGCACACTGACGTCACCGTCTCCCTGAACAACACGCCCCTCACCGTCAACGACCAGCGCCTGCTGCGCCAGAAGGGACACCTCGACGCCTTCTCCGAATCGATGTACCGAACGTATCCTTACGGCGAGAGGAGCAACAACGACGACGGTCAGACCATGACGCGCCAGATGATGCCCGTGCGCACGTACTCGCAAGGACACCTGATCGACGAGGACAGCTACATCACGGTTGCAAACATCTACGCGGACCACGGGGCCATCGGTTCTTCAGGAAATCCGGCTCAAATTACGATTTTGAAGGGATTTGTAGAAGTTGCCGAGGCGTGGGCGTATGTGCCAGCCAACACATCGACATGGGTTGCCTTAAGACCCCTGTCCAGTTCCGGAGCTTGGAATTATGACACCAAATCGATACGCATTCCGACCGACGGTGATTTTACGATGGAAGTCGATCACGGTGGGAGTACAGTACGTGCACCGGTTCGATTGTACAACATGCTCAAGTTCGGGGCAAGCAATACGCAAACAGGTAATGAGTCCGTATACAATCATGCCAGTACAAATTTGTCGTCCTCATGGGAGTTTGAGCACGACGTCTACCAGGACCTGCAGCATCCCTACTTCGACCAACCGCTCAGCAATGTGCTGTTCATGGACGTCGAAGTGACACAGCCGACGCTGGAGGTGGGATCGCTGTACCAGAACCGACTAAGCAGTTACCAGACGATCGTGCTCTCGATTCCAACCCTGACCTTCGACTTGATCACGCCGACGACCCTGATGCCCGTCACGTCGACGTACATGATCGACACCTACCGCGACACCGTGAGGCCGGCGATCATGCCGACGTCCGGGGCCGACACCGTCGTCGCGGGGCCAATCCACACGGAGCAGGTGCCCGACGCCATCTACGTCTTCGTGCGCAACGACACGGTGTTGAACCCCTCGGAGAACGTGCCCGACCGCCTGGCCGTGATCCTGTCCCTCCAGTTCATCACGCCCCAGGGAACGGATTTGGCGACCCTGGACCAAGACACCCTCTACCACATGTCGAAGAGGAACGGGGTGCGCCAGAACAGGGACGAGTTCATGTGTTCCAAAGGCTCCTTGATCTGCATCAACCCCGAAGTCGATTTGGGGGGCTACGTCAACGGGGTCCTCATGAAGAACGAGTTCTCGATCAAGGTGCGGTACGAACGGGCGTACAGGAGCGGGGGCGAGTCCATCGTGTGGAAGAGCGACTTGCAGGACCAACACGTGGCGCGCAAGCCAGCGTTCGACGATGTGGGCAACGACTACAAGGTGCACGTGGTCATGAAGCAGGCGAACCAGCTGATCTTGAAGGGGGACGGGACGGGCCAGCTGACGTCGTCCATGATCCAGCCCAACCAAGTTGCCCAGGAAAAAATGTACCATCCCTCGTTGATCAAGCCGGGGACGAAAGAAATCGATGGAGGAGTGTTGGGACAGTTGTGATAGTGACGAGCTTCACGCTTTAATCGAGGAGGAGCCCTGGGTCTTTGTACCCCCCTACGTCTCGTCGCGGTGGTGCTGGTGCTTCTAAATAAACTCCATTTCCTCCTCGCCCGCCGCGTCGACCCTGAGCTTCAAAACCTCCCACGTCAGCCCGCACGCGCCCGAGACCGCGTAGATGTAGCGGGGCAGCAGCTGGGCCGTCACCGTAGCCCCCTTCTGCAGGGCGTCGGGGGTGATGGGGCTGCCCGACGGATCGTAGACTTTGGTGGTGACCATGCCGTCCCTGTGCCGCAGCTTGGCCGACACCAGGTCCTCCTTCAGGGTATCTCGGAACTGGTTGCACTTGAGGACCTTCTTGTACTTGTCGTACGCCTTGACAAGGTGGGCGTCGAGGGCTGCCACGCGCTCCTTGGCCCGATCGTCAAGCCGCAGGGTGAGCTTGGCCTGCTCCTTGCCGCTGAACTCGGTGACCGAGGCGCAGGACCAGGGCAGGACACCAGTGGCCTGTATGACTGGAGAGTTGATTCCAATCTGAGGGGAGGGGGTCTGATCAGCGGGCGTCCATGGGTCGGGTAGGGGGTGGCGGGTGGTACCTTTTTGCCAGCTGGTCCGAGGGACGAAGGGGGCTGGAAGGAGACGGCGGAAGGGTCGAAGTCATCGAGTTTGACGATCATGGCTGCTGCTCGCCCTTCGGACCCCAGACCCGCACCCCACCCCCTTATATAGTCGACCCCGTGAACTTGGGTGACTCACTTTCCGAACAGCTTTCGACCCAATTTCCGATTCGGCTTCTTAATGGTGGAGAAGATGGCGCTGCCCAGGACGCAGACGGTCACGGGTTTGGGGCAGAGGGGCGCCTCCCACGAAACCTGGTCCTTCTTCCACTGCTCGTGGGTCAAGGGTCCGCCGAAGCATGTCAGGAGTCGAGGAGGGGGAAGCAGGTAGGTGCCGCCCTCCCTCTTGACTTGCGGCAGGATGATCAGCTTGTGCCGCTCCTCGGAGTCGTGCAGCCACCGCCGGGCGCAGAGGGGGTCGCAGAAGCAGCCCTTCCTCTTGCCGCGGCGCAGGGGATAGCCGTACGCCTTGGCCTTGAAGGAACGGGCGCAAGTCTGACACCTCAGCTCGCACGCCGTCCCGTACAGATCTACCGCTGGCCACTGTGGTGACGGACGTGAACACGTTGCGCAGAGCCTTTGAGTGCCTGACCCACTTCGGGGTGGTGACGGCGGGCGTCAAATTCGAGATGAGCATGGTGGTGTACGGGTACACGGACTACGTGGGGGCGTACGTGGCCATCCCGTCGGACCCCGCGGACTGGACGTGCTCCATCCCGATCACTCACCTGGTCAAGCTTCTGAACACGTGTGTATCCTCCTCCCTTGTCCGGCTTCACTTTCTGGCGGACCATATGCGCGTCGAGAACGAGGTGGAGTACCGGGTCAAGTACGTTGACGACCCCGTGGATCTGGAGTACCCGACCGTGCAGCCGTGCAAGTCCTTCCTGATCGACCTGACCCTGCTGCAGCGCTTCTTAAAGATGGTGGGCGACGAGGTCCGGCTCGAAGACGGGTTAGTTGTGAAAGGAAATTACCAGTCCATGGTCGATTCCAAAGTCACCTTCCCGCCGCACAAGGCCCCCATGCTGCCGTGGCTGGGCGTCCCCCTCGTCCCTGGGGAAAAGTGGCCCGAGGCGCGGTTCGGATCGACCCTCCTCCGCTACCTGTGCCGGACGCAGGCCTTCGCGCCCAAAGGGGTGGCGACCGTGTGCCGCAACCACATGGTGTACGAAGCCGAGCGGGACGACCTGATCTTCCGCGCGTGCTTCACCAGCCTGTAAATAAATGTGTCGCCTCCACCGATGGAGACCGTCAAGGAGCTGATTGCGAAGGGGGAGGTGACGCGGGACGACTTATTAAAACTGGCCAAGTGTTCCGAGTGCGGAGACCACGCCCCCACCTTCGACCAGCTGACGAAGGACCAGCGGTCGGAGGCCTGGCTGAAGGCGCGGGAAGGGCGGGTGACGGCTTCCGACTGCGCCGCAATATGTGTGAGTGCTTTCCTGGCGTGGGTGTGGGGTTGGAAGTTAGCTGACCTCTGCACAGGGTGAATCCCCCTACGAAGATGCGACGGATGTGCTGCGCAAGAAGATGGGCGCCAAACGGAAGCCGAACCACTTCACGCTGCACGGACAGCTCCACGAACCCATCGCCCTGAAGGAGTACAAAAAAGGTTGGTTTTTAGTGTGCTAGTGTTAATCAATCAGGTACCTTTGTTTTCTCTCCATAATAGATATATATGTGAATATATATATGTGAATATATATGACTTAAATATGAAAAGAAATTGAACCTCCTTGATTGATTAACACC